CGGCGGAGGAGCTGGATTTTCTGTTTGGTGGGTAAAGCCAGGCGAAGAGTTGAACATTTCGGAAGTGAATGAAATGCTTTTAAAAACCCCGTTGAGAAATCAGGGGGTAGTGAATAACAAAGGCATTATTCGATTCATCGAAGACGATACGCAACAGATGCCGTTTTGGAAGCAAATACCTTTGGACAAAACAGTCGTCGTTCAAGAGAATCGAGTCATGTTCGTGAAGGGCGTATTTATGAACCGTGGGATATTGAGAAATCAAGGAACGGTGGAAGGAATTTAGTATGGGAATTTATGGATACGAGTTCAAAAATAGAGCTGATGTACCAACGCCAGCAGCCGGAGAGGCGTTTGAGTTCATCGACTTGGCAAACGATAAAAAAACAAGAAAACTTTCCGACGGTTCTTTTGTCATTATTGAGGGCGGCGTAGGGTCATTCGCTCCATTAAGTCACGTCGGCTCTACTGGCGTCACGGAACATGGAGTGGCAACGGATTTAGTTGCTGGATTCATGAGCCAAGCGGACAAGTCGAAGCTCGACGGAATTGCGGCTGGCGCAACGGTAAACGATTCAAACGCATCGCTTAGAGACCGATCAACGCACACAGGGACTCAAAACTCAGGCACGATTTCAGACTTCAATTCAGCGGCGGACACCAGGGTTTCATTAAGAGTTCTCGCGCACGAGGCGGCAGCTGACCCACACCCACAATATACAACTTTTTCCGAGGCTGCGGCAGTGGCTCCGGTTCAATCCGTGGCGGGCAAAACCGGCGCTGTGTCTTTAAATAGCGCAGACGTCGGGCTCGGCTCGGTTGACAATACTTCAGATCTATCAAAACCAATTTCGACTGCGACTCAAGCGGCGCTCAACAATAAAGCCGACTTGGTAGCTGGAAAAGTTCCCATCGGTCAAATTCCTGACGCTGTTCTCGGACAGGTTTCATTTCAAGGGCTATGGGACGCCAGCACAAACAGCCCGACACTGGCGACCGGACTCGGCGCTAAAGGTGACTATTACGTTGTGAGCGTCGCTGGTTCTACGAATCTTGATGGCGTAACGTCTTGGCAGGTCGGTGACTGGGCGATTTTCGACGGTACAGCCTGGGGCAAGGTCGACAATACGGACGCGGTTTCAAGCGTTGCTGGTAAAACTGGCGCGGTTACTTTAGACACTGACGACGTGACGGAAGCTGGCAATTTGTATCACACGACTTCACGCGCGCGCACGGCTGCGGTTGTGAACACATTGGCGGGAAGTCAAACAGACCAAGCTCCAAGCGTTCAGGTCACAAAAACTGCAATCGACGCAAAAGTAACGGACCCAATGACGACGGCTGGGGATATGATCATCCGTGATCTTGCAAACCAAACGGCGCGACTTCCGCTTGGAACTGATAAGTACATTTTGCAATCGAACGGCGGAGTTCCTGTTTGGGCTGAAGAAAACTTACAGCAAGATTTTGGCGGCGGCTCGGATGGTGACGTCACACTCACGGGTGTTTTGAATTTGACCGGACCACAATATTACAACGAACTGACAATGGGACCTAGTGGAGCGATTAATTTGAATGGATTTCCCCTCTATGCGAAGAAAATAATCTTAACTAACGCAGACGCAAACTCTATCAGGTTTAACGGCACAAATGGCTCCAATGCTTCAACTCAAACTGGAGCAGGTGGAGCTACAGGACAAGTCACAAACATGCTCGGCGGATCGGGAGCTGGAGGTTCCGGAGCTACTGGAGTGGTTGGTGCCGGTGTTTCGGCAAGTGCTCCAACGAACGTGTCACCTTCCAACGGAGGAAACGGTGGAGCTGGAGGCGCTGGCGGTTCTGGAAATGCTGGGGCAAATGCTGGTGGCGCTTCTCGCGCGGGCGCGACGGCTTCGAACCTTGTTGAGTTTGATCGAATAGAGACAGCGTTCCTCAGAGGTGCAACAATCATCACTGGAGGCGCTGGCGGTGCCGGTGGTTCTTCGGGTGGCGGAGACGGTGCAGTCGCTGGTCGCGGAGGCGGCGGAGGCGGCGCGGGCGGCGGCATGTGCGCAATTTATTGCCAAGAATTTGTCACTGGTCCGTCAACTCCTGCAGCAGTTTTCTCTTCTGGTGGTGGTAACGGAGGAAACGGAGCCAACGGAGCTGCTGGAAACGTAGGCGGCGGCGGTGGAGGTGGAGGAGGCGCAGGTGGATACATCTACATCGCTTACTTAAGACGCACTGGACCTGTCGTTGCTGGACTTGCTAATGCTTCTGGAGGCAATGGAGGCAATGGTGGAAACGGAATTGGAACTGGAGTTGGTGGAACTGGAGGATCAGGTGCTAACGGTGGACGCATCAGACTTTACAACGCATTGACGGCAACCTCGATCGCAGTTATCGGAACGGCTGGGTCTGCTGGAACGGCTGGCGTTGGAACAGTTGGCGGAGTTGGCGGAGCTGGCGGAGTTTGTCAGGCTACTTTTTAAGGAGTGAACAATGACTAGAAATATTTTGGACTTTCAGGGAAACATTGTGGGAACGATTGAATTCCCAGCCGGAACACCGGAGGCGGTTATCAATGCGAAGCTTGCAGAAATGGCGCGCAATCCTTCAGACGCATTGCCGGACATCACTCCACGTCAGGTCAGACAAGCTCTGATTTTGAGCGGGATTTCAATTCAACAAATCGAGAATGCGATTGCACAACTGCCGGAGCCAAACAAATCGCTGGCGCAAGTCGAGTGGGAATACAGCATCGCTTTTAAAAGAATAAACCCTTTGGTCGCTCAGATTGGTCAAATCGTAGGCAAAACCCCTGCGGAAATCGATGCAATTTGGCGTTTAGGGATGACGCTATAATGGAATTTGTGGTTTTTGAATGCACATCACGCAAGAAATTCAATCCGCTCGCACGGTTGATCATGTATATGCAGAAAATCCCTTTCAGTCACATGGCAATCATGGCCATAACGGACAACGGAATGGTCGTATATGACGCGGTTTACCCGCGCGCGCGCAAGATCGCATACGGGGATTGGCTCAAGGATTATGCAGTCATTGACAGCTACACCATGAAACGTCCTGAAGTGATGCCTTACTTGGCGCTGGAATTTCTTGAAAAGCTGATCGCCAAGAACGAAAACTACTCAATCGCGCAACTGATCTTGATTCAGGCGCAGAATACGTTCGTTCAATTGAAAAGAATTTTATCGAGAGTCATTCTCAATCACGAAAAGGGAGCTGTTTGCTCGGAAATCATCGCGCGTTTCGTTGCGTACGCATACGGAGTGAAGCTCGATGAGCAATTTGACACTGTGGACTTGGTTGAGGCGTCACGCGTGGCCCGTCAATATTCTGTCGGTGAGTTCGATGGGGAATACAAGTGACAAAAACAACCGTCGGAGAACGCATCACATTGGCTTTGAAGCTCTGGGACTCGAACCCAGCCGCTAAAGTGCGCGCCGATTTGTACGACACCCAAGGGAAGCTGTACAAGCAAACGTATTTATTCCATGCTGGCGACGGGTTGTATCTGAACACGGAAGAAGAACAGCCGGATTTTGCCTTGATTGCTACCTATAAAATCACGAACTCCGAAGACTATGCGGATGTGGCGGAGCAATTTTGGCCCATGGCAAAGGTCCAGCCCCCGTCTAAATTCATCACTGGCATGGTAAAGTCCAAGAAGACTCAATCCGAATACATCACGGGAGTGATCAAATGAAGTTGAGAATAATTAATGAATTCGGGAACCCGTTCAACCTGCAAGCCGTTGACTCTATCAAAGTCCAATTCCAATACGAAAATGGTCACACGCTCGAAAAAAACTCATATCGTATTATTGACGAGACTGAAGGTAAAATCGAACTTGACCTCGAAGACTTTGAAATTCAAGGTTTAAAGGTGGGCGAAAAGCAAAACTTCATGGCTGAAGTCGCTATCGGCGACGACGTTTATCATGTTTTGTTTGAAAAAGGCCTAAACGTGGGACTCGAAAATGACAGGAAGGTCATCAAATGACGCCAAAAGTAGAAGTCAAATCATTCGACCTAGAGATCAAAGACGCCGACAGCAACGGAATGATTCGTGGCTTCGCGTCCACGTTCGGAAACGTCGATCTGGGGATGGACGTAGTGGACAAGGGCGCTTTCAAGAAGTCCATCAAGGAGTCCAAGGGCTTGTGGCCGATCTTGGCGGATCACGACCCGACGAAACAGATTGGATGGAACCTCCGCGCGGAGGAGGACGAAAAAGGGCTCTACGTCGAAGGAAAGCTAGATTTGAACGTGCAAAGCGCGCGCGAAAAATACTCGCTGGCGAAAACGGCGCAGGAGATGGGCGCGAAAATGGGGCTGTCGATCGGGTACATGGTGGTGAAGGCCGAACCAGACCGCGAAAAACCAATGGTGAGACGCCTGAAGGAACTTAAACTTTTCGAATACTCTCTCGTAACATTTCCAATGAACACTGAAGCCATGATCACGTCGATGAAATCCCAGCCGGACGACGCTCGACAAGCATGGCTCAAAGAACATTTTAGACAATTAAAGCAACAAGGGTTTACTGATTTACAAATCGAGATGGCACTTCATGGTGAAGCCGCCGACGGAAATGATCCGCTCCTAGAGCAATCATTACAGAAATTGATTTCGACGATCAGAGCCTAACTAACAAGGAGAAAATGCAAATGGATACTACAAAGGTATTGACTGATCTTCAGTCAGCATTTTCAGAGTTTAAGTCTGCGAACGAAGCTCGCATTAAGGCTCTGGAAACAAAGGGTTATGCTCCGGCAGACCTTCAAGAAAAAGTGGACAAATTGAACGAAGAAGTTCAAAAGAAGTCCGATGAACTCGCGCAAATCAAAACTGCAATGGCGCGATCTCAGCAACCCGCAGAACAAAAAGGACAGCGAACTGAAACTGAAGTGAAGGCTGCTAAATTGTTCGATGGTTATTTGAGAAAAGGTCTGAATGAAATGGAAATCAAAGCCCTTTCGTCTGACTCTGACGAAGACGGGGGCCTGCTCATCACTCCTCAAACTTCTTCTGAAATCGTGAAGAAGGTTTTCGAAACGTCTCCAATGAGACAACACGCTTCTGTTCAAACTATCAGCTCAAGCTCACTCGAAATCCTCCAGGACCTCGATGAAGCTGGTGCGGGATGGGTTGGCGAAGTTGAAGCGCGTCCTGAAACATCAACTCCTAAATTGAACATGATCGAAATTCCTGTTCATGAGTTGTACGCAGAACCTCAAGCCACTCAACGTCTTTTGGACGATGCTGCTATCAATATGGAAGCATGGTTGGCTGAGAAAGTTGCTGATCGTTTCGCTCGCTTTGAAAATGCGGCTTTTGTTTCTGGCGATGGCGTGAAAAAAGCAAAAGGTTTCTTGAGCTATGCTGCTGGAACTGGATTTTTCCAAGTCGAGCAAGTGAACTCTGGAAGCGCAACGACTATCACTGGCGATTCTTTGATCAATCTCATGTACTCTTTGAAAACTGCGTATAAACCGAACGCGAAGTACTTCATGAGCCGAGATGCAATCAAAGTTGCTCGCTTGTTGAAGGACTTAGACGGACGTTATTTGTGGGCGCCAGGTCTTGACGGTCAAACTGCGGGTTCAATCCTCGGTTATGAAATCGTTGAGTTCCAAGATATGCCTACAGTAGCAGCGGGGAACCTTGTTGCCGCTTTCGGTGACATGAGACAAGCTTATCAAATCGTTGATCGTATCGGTATCCGCGTACTGCGTGACCCGTTCACGGCTAAACCATTCATCAAGTTCTACACAACTAAACGCGTTGGCGGTGGTGTGAAGAATTTCGAAGCTCTTAAGCTTCTGAAAGTGTCGGTGTAATATGTGGAAGAATCAAAAACTTAAACAGTATCATCAATTGGCTTTGGCGCCTCAAACGCTCACTGCTGACGCAAACACTGCGGGAATTGACTGTCAGAGCATAAACAGCTTGGCGTTCATCGTTGCAGTTGGCGCGTTCGCATTCTCTGGCACGAATAAAATCGGCTTGAAATTGCAGCACTCTGACGACAACGTGACGTTTGTTGACGTTACTCAAGTCTACGAAGGCGTTGCTCCACTCGTGAAAGAGTTGGACACGCCTGCAGAGCAATCTCAAACGCACTTGGTAGAATACCGAGGCGGAAAAAGATATGCTCGCTTGCAATTAGACATCAGCGGCACGGTTTCCGTTACCACTTCTGTCGTTGCAATTTCTCACGATCCAGAAAAAATGCCTCCTTTATAACCATCAATTGATTTGAATGGTCGAGGCGGGTTGGAGGGACTTGCGTAAAAGTAAGGAAATTGCCCGCCTCTTTTTTAGGGATTGAAATGAAGAAATGGATTTACATGCTGACCAATATGCCGGTCCAATTTGCTGACGGTCGGGAGGATTTACTCCGCGCAGGACTTGGCTATGAACTCGACGCGCAAGAAGCGCAGCGGTTTATCAATTTTGGTTTGGCCGTGCCCATGGAGGAGCCGAAAAATGGCGCTATTGAAAAAACTCGCAGCAGCTCTCGAACAGCCGGTGACGGTTCAGGAAGCAAAAGACTACCTAAGAGTGGACGGAGCAAGCGAGGACTCAAGAATAGCTCTAATGATCGAGGCCGCAACGCAAAGGCTTGAGGACTATTGTGACCAACGGTTCATCGAGCAAACCTGGGCGCAGTATCTTGATTGCTGGCCTACGCGCGTGCGCGGGGGCATGTGGTGGGATGGTGTTCGCGAAATGCCAATTTCCGAACTATACACCGGCGCCGAAGAAATCGAAATGCTCATCGGACCTGTTCGACAAGTTCTTGAATTTAACACTTACGCTGACGATGGCGTTGCTGAACTTTTTCCTGCTTCTGGTTATATTGTTGATAGTGTTGGCTCTATTGGTCGGGTCGCACTACCTCTTGGGGGCGTATGGCCCACCACAATTCTACGAAAACTCAACGGCATCGAAATAAAATTCACCGCTGGAATGGCTGCGACGGCGGCGGAAGTTCCACCAACGATAAAGCAAGCCGTCTTAGAACTTGTGGCGCACTTGTATGAGCATCGCGGGGACGAAAAGCAAGTCGCTATTCCGTCCGTTGTGTCTCTTATGATGGCCCCTTACAAGCGCACGCGCCTGGGGTTTAATGGATATTAAGATCGCCGAGCTTAGACATCGCATTCAACTCGAACGCTTGGCGCAAACGCCAGACGGTCAGGGCGGTGCTACGCTGGCGTGGAATTTAGTTCAAGAATGTTGGGCAAAAATCACACCCAAGTCCGGGATTGAGCGAGTCTTCGCGCAGAAACTGGAAGACGTTTATGACCACGAAATCGTCATTCGAAACACCTTAGATCATTTGCCTAATAAAGCAGCCGACCGCTTCCGATACGGTAGCAGACTATTTCAGATTCACTCGGTCCAGTACGTGGACGAGCGGAAATGGTGGATTGTTATCAAGGTCAAGGAAGGGGTGGCGTCTTGAAATTCACAGCAAAGGTTACTCGCAAGCTGAAGAAACTCGACAAGCTGAGCTCATTTGGCGGCAATTTAAAGGAACTTGAGCGTCAAACGAACGCGCTGATCGCATTGGAAATTCGCAACGCCGCAATCAAACTGATCAACGAAAACACCGACGGAACCCCCGCCATTCGATACAACCCGCGCCGAAAGGTGGCAGTTTCGAAGCCTGGAGACCCACCGAACACAGACCTTGGTCGATTGGTGCAGTCTATTCGCGTTGAGCGTGGCGAGGGAACAGCGGCCCTGGTTGGCACGAACCTGAAATACGGCGCATGGCTTGAGTTCGGAACTCAGACAATGGCTCCGCGCCCATGGCTGTCGACGGCGTTGAAAATGACCAGCGCGAACCTCGCGAAAATCACGCGAACGGCGTATGATAACTTCATGAAGGAATTTTTTAAATGACGTGGGCTCCTCAGGAACTACAAAAAACGCTTTGGGAAGTGCTGACGGCGGACGCTCCGTTGATGGCTCTAGTCGCTGGCGTATTCGATTCGACGTCAGTTCCGCAGGACCAAGCCTTTCCATACGTCACGATCGGAGAGGCGACGTTCACAGACCGATCAAGTCACACGCACAGGGGATTCGCCGCGGAAGTCACAATTCACGTTTGGGACCAGTCAGAGAATCGCGGACGGAAAAAGGTCCAGCAAATACAGGCCGAAGTTGATCGTCTCTTGCATACGGTTAACATCTGTATTGACGGCTGGAACATCATCAATTTCAGACAGGTTTTCGTTGAAGTCATCGTCGATGCCGACAACGTAACAATGCACGGAATTCAAAGATTTAACCTTATGATAGGGGAGGCTTAAAATGGCTACTTGTAACACGGCACAAAACGAAGTCGGCGGTAAGGACCTATTGCTGAAAAAATGCAAAGAGTTCACTGCGATTTCAACGACCAACGCTTCGGCGGACATCGAAATCACTGGTCACGGCGCAAAGGTCGGCGACATCGTGAAGTTCACCGCAGTTGGCGCGAATACAATCATCAACGTCGATGATTTTTTCATCGTTCACACGGTTGTTGACGTCGACACAATCAGAGTAAAAGCGACATTGACTGGCGCTGCGCTGATTATGAATGCGACTTCGGCGGTTGTTGAAGCTCTCGTTTTCAGAAACTTGGGCGGACTGCGCTCTAAAGAATTCGCTCTCAGCTCTGAAGCCGTAGACATCACAAACGTGTCGTCTGACGAGTGGTCTTCTATGCTCGACGGCGCTGGCGTTCGTTCTGCTTCAATGTCAGGTTCTGGCGTATGGACAAACGAGCCCGTGTTCCAAGAATTTTTCCAAGACTTCTTGAACAACCGACTGACTTGCTTGGCGTTAATCGACGCAAAAGCTGGTCGCGTATACGAGGGTTGCTTCAAGATCACTGAGCTTTCTGTGTCTGGAGACTACGACGCGGAAGGACAATACTCAGTGAGTGCGGAAAGTTCTGGACCTGTAACGGTTTTTAACTTTGCATAAGGGACATGGCGAATCCTTTTAAAAACGAAAAAGTGATCAAGTTGGGCGACGTGGAAATTCTGCTTCGCCCTGATTTCGAGAATTGTGCAAACCTGGAGGCCGCACTCGGTTATGGTTTGCCGATGCTCTCGTTTACTCTAGCGAAGAAACAGCTTCCACCGCTGACCGATCTTGCGAAAGTGATTTTCCATTGCCAGGCCGAAAAGAAATACACAATGGCCCAAATCTGGGACCTATGTATGACTGAAGGAATGGGCATGACAACTCCAATGCTTGAGTTCATTGGACGAATCACCGCGGGAGACAAGACCATGGCGGTGCTGACTGAAAATCAAAAAAAAAGCTAGATGAACGACGTAAAGAACCAGGACCAGAACCCATGCCTTGGGATTTGCTTTTGGGAATGGCGGTCACTAAACTGAACATGCGGCCCGAGGACTTCTGGAAGCTGACATTTGCGGAGTGGTTTGCAATTTACAACTACGCCGCCGGAAAAGATAAGCCGATGTCAGTCAATGATGCGATCGTTTTAGAGGAGGCTTGGATCAGTGGCGACATTAGAAGAACTGGTAATTAAGATCGAGGCGCAAAACGCCGAACTCCTCAAAGGTTTGACGGAAGCTCAAAAGCAAACCGCGTCCACGATGTCTAACATGCAGGACGCCGTCGACAAATTCTCAAAAGACGCATCGAAAAACATGGGTCGATTCGATCAGATCATGAACGTGTTTGCTGGTACAACCCTCGCAAGCGTTGTCGCTAAAGGCGCACAAATCGCACAGCAAGCAATCTCTGCTTTTATTGGAAACTTCAAAACAGGAATTGACGAAGCCGCACAGTTTGAAAAAGAAATGGTTCGGCTCGGAAACTCGCTTGCAATGTCCGGGAATTTTTCGAAGGAAGCCGCGCGCGACCTAGAAGAATACATCGGAAGCATGGAAACTCTGTCTGGAATTGACGATGCCGTCATAGCTGGCAATCTTGCAATGTTGTCTTCGCTCACGCGTTTGGACGCAGAGGGATTGAAAAAAGCTCAGTCCGCAGCAATTGATTTGTCGGCTGCACTTGGAAAAGACCTTGGAACTGTCACGGACGCTCTGGCAAAAGCATCAAACGGAAACACAACCGCACTTCAAAAGATGGGTTTACAGTTTGAAAAAACTGGCGACAATGCGCGAGACTTCGAAACAGCTCTAACAATGATCGAGAGTCGATTCGGTGGAGCTGCTGGCGGAGCGATGAAAACATTTTCCGGCTCTTTGCTGGGAGTTCAAAACGCTTTTGGTAACTTATTTCAACAGCTCGGATCAATCGTCACTCAGAATCCGGTCGTGGTGGCAACGCTAAATGAAATCTCAAAGATATTTGCTGAGCTCACAACGGCAGCGGATAAAGCAGGACCAGGACTGAAAGAGGCGTTCGCGCAAGCATTGATCGGAGTTATCAACTTCGCGGAAGTGACTGTGCAATCCTTTGACGTCGTGATGAGAACAATAAATTTTATAATCGACGGTTTTGTCGCTTTAGGAATTGGAATTATTGATACTTGGAACGCAGCAAAGTCCGTCTTGTCTGGTGAAGGATTGCCGGATGACCCATTCGGAAACTTTAAAGCAAGTTGGGACGAAGCCACGGCAAACTTCGGCGAAGAAACTATGCTCAACACGCTGGCCGAAAACCTGAATCGCGTTGGAAATGTCGCCGAAGAGGCGTTCACAAAAGCTGATTTCGCAGCAAAAGGTTACGGTTCAACAATAGAAAATCAAGTCGCGCAAGTTGAGCAACTGTCACTTGTAGAAAAAATGCGCGCGGAACAAGCGGCAACATTCGGACAACAAATCTTTGATCAGTCGGTTCAGGTCGCAGCCGGCTATCAGCTCCAGCAAGATACATTGCAGACGGCTTACGAGTCGGATTTAATTTCATTCGAATCGTATAAGGAAGCAAAACTGGCTTCTCAGATGGCTATGTTCGAGCAAGAACGTCTGATGCTTGAAGAATCCAAGCTGAATGAAGAACAACTTGCGATGGCAAAAACCCAGCTCGATCAACAGCAAAACGCGCAACGCTTTAAACTCATGCAAGATATGCAGAAAAAAGAAGCCGACATCAACAAGCAACGTCTTGAAGGTTTCAGCGGATTTTTCGGCAACCTCGGAGCGCTTCAACAAACGAAATCAAAAGAGCTTTTCGCAATAGGAAAGGCTGCCAGTTTGGCGCAAGCAACGATTGACGGATATGCTGCGATGACTTCTTCGTACAAACAAGGGGCCGCAATCGGTGGTCCGGCGTTGGGTGCTGCGTTTGCTGCGGCTGCGGGTGCTGCGACGGCGGTTCAAATTTCTAAGATTGCTGCCACAAATTTACGCAGCGGTATTGATTCCGTGCCAGGAGTTGGAACGCAAGATAACTTTCCAGCCATGCTGGCGCCAGGCGAGCGCGTAGTTCCGTCGCAAACGAACCAAGACCTGACAGAATTTTTAAGAAATCAGCAGTCAAGTGACAAATCCGGTCCTGTGTTCAACCTGAACTTTTACGGACCTGTTTGGAGCGATAAGGCTCAAGCTGGGGCTGAGATCGTAGATGCGATCAACGAGGCCATGGACCGAGGATTCAGCCTGAAATTGAGGAACGCATGAGCCGCATAAACACGCTGTCGACTTTTTACTACGGCTTTAATGTGACCAATGCGAACAACGCGATCAATTTTTCTGAAGCCGGCGGTCCTGAAATCACGACGTATTTGACGATCAACGACTACACACTGACGTCATACGCGCTTGAAATCGCGCAGAGAATGACCCTGGCTGGAACGCAAACATATACGGCGACGGTCGACCGCGTGACCAGAAAAATCACAATCAGCGCGCCCGGAGCTTTCGAATTATTGACTGCCACGGGCTCGCAGCAAGCCATTGCAATTTGGAACCTTGCTGGCTTCACAACCATCGCAGATAAGACCGGAGACAGCACATACGAAGGCGAAAACGCCGCTGGATTCGAATACAGGCCTCAGTTGACCTTGTTCGACTACCTGGCGCTTGAAGACAACTTAGTCAAAGAATCATCAAGCGTAAACATTTCCGCGAACGGCGTCGTGCAAACAATTTCATTCGGCGACGGACAGCGTATGGAATGTGGAATTAGGGGCGCAACGAACCTCACTGGACTCAAGATCAAACCTTTTTTCGAAAACGCCAACGGTCGCCAGGCGCTCAGAGACTTTATGAACTATCTCATCACGAAGTCAAAGGTCGAGTTTATGCCTGATGTGGCGGACAGAAATACATTTTATGAGCTATTACTGGATTCGACTTCCGCTGACAGAAACGGAACGAGATACAAGATTGAAAACATGAAGGGCGCGAACGATTTCTACGAAACAGGGCCGCTCGTTTTTAGAAAGGTGATCGAATAATGTCGGTACAAAACGGACAGCTCGCCAACGAAAACACGTTCAATTCCCGGCTGATGTCTCGTACAAATGACACGGACACGGTCGGAAGAATAGACCTTAAAAATGCCCTGGCCGAATCCGGTGGCCAAATCATCAACGTGCAAAGAAATATCAACGCGCTGGCCTCGGCGTTGGGAATTCCTGTCGACCAGGTTTTCGACTACTTGATCACATGGTCGAGCGACATTGTGGGCGCGCCAAACGATACTGTACGTGCGCGCGTGGAAGCATTGGTTCAGTTATTCGATGGCATTTCAGGCCACAGTCACGACGGCACAGACGGACAAGGGCCAGCGATTTCAGCGAACGTACTTGCAAACTTCAATAAATTCTCGGCGGTTTGGCAGGGGTTTTCATTCACTGGCGCGATCGGCTTAAGCTCAGACGTATCCACACAATTTTCCACAAAACAGCCAAACGGAACGACCACGCAAGCGGGAGTCATCACTTCAATTCCATCAAACCGCGTGCAGTTATTCGACGCGAACGGAACGCCGCTCGAAGATAGCTCAGGCCGCAGAGTCTACGGTCGATTGACCGAGTCCGCTGGGGTTTGGACTCTCAGCTATTTCATTTTTGACGGCACTGAACAATCCCACACGTTCGCATCGGCGACAGATTTCACGGGCTATTTTCTCGAAGTCTTCGACCAACAAGATCGCCCAACTATTCCGGCGACGCCTGACTTCGGCTCTTTAAACGTATCTGCCGACGTGCCAGACGCATCCGCAACGATTCGCGGACTTGTGAGCGTGATCGCGCAGACGTTCGCAGGGTTTAAAACATTTCAAGACGGACTCGAAGTTCAAGGTAAATTCCAAGGTGACACCGTCATTGACTCAACAACCAGCACGCCTGCCGCCACATTGCTCGATTTAGATAAACTTATCTATGAGTTTACAAATCCAGCCATCACTTCAATCGTAGGCATTCAGGCATCAATCGACGACGCCGACAAAATTCAAATCATCGTCAATAAAACAGGGTCCACGGTCACGGTCGTTCACGACGCTGGGGCCTTGGGTTTCCTAATCCCTGGCGGAAATGATTTTGACCTGGACGACGGGGCCGCAATGATGGTCCGTCGAGACTCTGCACTGAATCGCTGGCAGGTTATCGCTGGGGGCGGCGGTGGTGGCTCAACAACTGTAGGTCAATATGAAACACCTGCGGGAGTGATCAACGGCTCGAACGTGACGTTTGGACCATTGACTTATTTGCCCGCGACGGCTCAATCCTTGATGGTATTCGTCGACGGAGTTGCTCTTAAACCGACTGAGTTCTCATTGTCGGGCTCGAACGTCGTTCTCACAACGGCGCCAGTGCTTGGTCAATTCTTGAACGTGTTTTACCTCACCGCTGGAACATTGTCTCCGCCACCGGTCGTTTCCGGCGTTTTCAAGATCGAATACAGGACGCTCACGGCGGGAGAAATCACAGCAAAAGCTCTATCTTTGGCACAAAGTCCAGTCGCGCCCACTGAAATAATGGTCGATGTTATAGGAGGCAGTGCTGGATTCTACGGTGACGACTTCATTGCGAGCGGCTCGACGGTATCTTGGAACGGTTTAGGATACGACGGATTGCTTTTAGCTGGAGACAAACTCAGAATCGGCTATGTCTACTAACTTTTTTTCCTGAGGAGGAAAAAGCATGGCTCAGATTAGATCGAAATTCATTCAGAACGACGCGGTGACGGCACCGAAAATTGCTGATAACTCCGTCGACACATTGGCAATTCAGAACGACGCGGTCACGAACGTGAAGGTCGCAACTGGTTTAGACGCTGCTAAAATCGGCGCCGGAACTGTTTCGAACACTGTATTCGCTCACTTAGTTGGCGTTACTGGTCCCTTGCAAACTCAAATCAACGCTCGTATTCAGTCCACAGAAAAGGGCGCTGCGAACGGTGTGGCGACTCTCGACGCTAGCGGAAAAATCCCAACGACTCAACTTGGAAACTCCGTCATGGAATACCAAGGTTCATGGAATGCTTCGACAAATACTCCAACGCTCGCGAACGGAACCGGAAATGCTGGTGACGTTTATCGTGTTTCAGTTGCCGGAACTCGGAACTTGGGCGCTGGAAACATCACATTCGCGGTCGGCGACCTTGTGATTTACAACGGAACAGTTTGGGAGCGTTCGCCTTTGGGTGTTGTTCTCGCGGTTCCCAACAAACAGACTTTCGTTCTCGCGGCTGCCGACATAACGAACGGTTACATCGACCTGGCTCAAATCGCGCGCACGAACAGCATTATTTTTCAAGTTCGCGGCGCTCCGAATTTGCTCGAAGGCGCATCGTATGAATACACGGTGAACTACACAGGTGGATCGGGCGGAAATACTCGCATCACTTGGTTGAATGACTTGGCGACGGTCGGTCCGGCGGCATTGGTTGCTGGCGACGTGATTCAAGTCACTTACGAATACTAAAGGGGATTTTAAATGTCTGCTCGTTTAAATGCGGCTTGGTTGAGACGATTCTGGGTTGATGAAACTCCGGCAGGTCTTGTGAACGGAACGAATACTTTGTACGTGGTTTCACAAACGCCATTGGAAAACGACGCCGTGGACGTGTTTCTCGACGGACTTAAGAAAATTCCTGGTGTTGACTACACTATTTCAGGTTTAAATATCACCTTCACAACTGCCCCCGTGCTGGGGCAGACTGTGAGAGTGAACTACATTAGATTGAGAGGCGAATAATGAGCAAGATTCAAAGACAAGACATCAAAACAGAAGCAGACCTCGCGGGCGCGGGCGCGCCAGCTTCATCGTTGCCTGGGGATGATCAAGTCTATGTCGCTGCAAACTCAATCAATAAAACACTCCGACAAGCAATCATTGACGGTGACATCGGTGGCGGAGCTGGTGGAATAAATTATATCCTGAATGGCTCGGCTCAAGCTAATACGAACGGTTGGGCGACATATGCGGACGCAGCTCAACGCTTGCCAGTCGACGGAACTGGCGGAACGCCAAACGTTACTTGGACGCGCTCGACGACAACTCCTCTGCGCGGAGCTGGTGAATTTAACTTTACAAAAGACGCAGTCAACCGCCAAGGCCAAGGCGTGAGCTATGACTTCACAATTGACCGCGCGGACCAAGCAAAGCCGTTGCAAATTCAATTTGATTGGAAATTAATTTCTGGAACTTTTGTTGGCAGCACGGCTCCGGCAATTGATTCTGACATCATAGTTTATATTCTCGACGTTACAAATAACCGACTGATCGAGCCAGCCGGAAGACTTCTTGAGCCAGCTCTGATTGGTCAGTTTTATAGGTATCGCTCGACTTTTCAATCAAGCCCAGACTCGACAAGCTACAGGCTTATTTTCCACGTCGCCACGACATCAGCTGCGGCATATGTTTTAGGGTTTGACGACGTTCGAGTTGGTCCTCAAGTTGTGAGCAACGGCGCTGTCATTACTGACTGGCAATCGTTCACACCTACTGGCGGATTCACAGTAAATACAACTTATACAGGACGCTTCAGACGAGTCGGCGATTCTGTGGAACTTCAATATAAGTTGTCTTTTACTGGCGCACCAAACGCATCAAATATTTTGTTGAATCTTCCGAGTGGAATGGCAATCGACACAACGAAACTTCCGACAGCTGCTTTTGTTGACGTTGTTTTTGGTGATGTCACTTTATTCGATTCAAGTGCGAGTGCTTACTATCAAGGAAGCGCTAAATACAACAATTCAACTCAGTTATTGTGTACAGTTCAAGCATCAGCAACTGGTCAATTGACTGCAATGAATCAGACGGCTCCAGTTGCGCTTGCGTCTGGCGATACTGTTTCAATAAACGCAAAAGTTCCGGTTGTAGGTTTTTCTTCAAACGTTCAGCTTTCGTCGGATACTGACACGAGAATAGTTTCTTCAGTCGCTTTTCAAACAGCAGGACAAAATATTGCAAATAACACCGATGTCGCGCTGACTGGACTAAACATAGGCTCAGATACTCACGGAGCTTGGGTAGGAAATGAATATCGTGTACCTGTCACTGGATTTTATAGAATTTCTGTTCGTGGTTTTTTCGGAACACTCGCGGGAGGTTCTACAGCGTCTCATCAACTTAGGTTGTATATAGATGGAGTTTTTAGTGATGCTCTGGCGGTCACTGACGCTATTAGTACGCAAGTACAAGGGTCAGCGACTTATGTTGCAGGTTCTTATGAGCCATTTTTAAGAGCTGGGCAAGTTGTAACGTTAAGAGCGTTTCAAAATGCAGGTAATACTAGAACATTTCAATTAAACAATGCATTCATTACCAGAACTTCAGGTCCATCTCAAATTGCAGCCAGTGAAGTAATTTCTGGATTTGCTACAAACGCAAGTGGACAAGTAATCCCAAATTCTACAGATCAAACTGTAACTGGATGGACAAAGGTTTCCGATACACACAACGCTTTTGATGCAACGACAGGAATTTTAACTATCCCCAGAGCTGGGTTCATTGATTTACAAGCTCTTTTAACATACGGCGGACCAAACGCGACTGGATCAAGAACAATGCATTTTTTCCACAACAACACAACTTTCATTTCTATCAGTACAAACTACGGAAGTTCGATTGGAAGAACGGGGATGCAATCAAGAGTTGTTGGATTTCCTGTGAACGCTGGAGACACAATAAGAGTTAGAACTTTTCAAGACACTGGTGCTGGATTAGGTTTGTTCAACTCTGCAAGCTACAATAATTTTGGATGGAGAATTTACTAATGATCGAAGTCAGAATTTCAAAAAATGGAACTGTCACTCACAAGGCAATTTTTCCAACACAAGCAGCTTGCGAAGAATGGTACGATGTCATTAAGACGACAATGGCTTTTGGAAAACCAGCTGGTTCATATTTGCTTTCAAGTCTTACTGCGGAAGAATTAGCTAGTGAAATAAGCCGCATTACGGAGCAATATGGCGTTCAGTTGATGGAGCCAATTGTTACGATTCCAAATCAATATCAAGTGGAATACGTCGATGTTACCGCTCAAGAACTCATGCAAAAAAAGCTCAACGAGCGCCGACTCAAGAGAGCTTTTGGTGAACAAATGATTGATGAGATTTCATTGATCAACGAGTCGAAAGGTCTTCTTAGTTCACAGGTTGACGCATTTATGTCGACGCCACTCATTGCAGGCCTGAGAGAAAATCTTTGGTCTGGAAATATCACAACGTTTATTGATGTTTTAACCGCGTCAGATGTTTCCGCGTTTTTCACGGCTCAAGAAAAGGCCGCTGTGATCGCAAAATGTCAGGCGTTTTTACAATCATTGGAGGACTAAATGCATCCGTTGCTCGAAAAAATCCCTGATATCATTCAATTGATCGCGTTGCTTGGAATGGCGTTGAGCGTTCTGGCGACTATTCTGGTTCGAATCACGCCGTCAAAAGCGGATGACGAAAAGGTTGATGCCATCGTTCAGAAGTTTCAAAAGGTTTTGCACTGGCTTCCGACTATCGGGGTCAATCCGAACACGAAGAAACTTCAAGAGGCATACGAAGAATTGAAAAAGCAAAGTGAATCTAAATAGCTTTATCAATTTAGTGCTGGAAATTTACGAGGCCTTCAAGGCGTGGAGGCTTTTTAAACGCAAGGAGGATTTGAAGGATGCTGCGAAAACGTCGCTTGAAACTAAAGACCAGCGTCCTTTGGAGTCTGAAATTGGCGTGCCTGACAATGGCGTTCCTAATTACGACGGCGTGCGGGTCGTTCCGCGCAAAAAAAGACCGTGAAATTTGGCTCATAGATAACGAGCAGCTCGTTCTTTATCGCGTCCTGGACGAATACACCGAGGCGCAAATAGACCTGAGCCACAAAACCGCTACGCAATTTATGTGCATTTCGCGCACGGAGTTTGATAAAGTCATTGAGGACCTTGTGAGGGAAAATGATTGATCTAACACCCAACGCGCGCGCGGCAGCTCAGAAAATCTCAACGACTCCCACCATTGTTTTCAAAATCAACGGCTACGATAAGATTTTTACTTCTGCCGGGATAAATGAATACATTCGAATTGGGGATGAGGGCCTAGAAATCGGCGACGACTGGGTGATTGGCGGCGTTCGCCTCATCAAGAATCAATCCACATACATGAGCTTCGGTTCTGGCGGTGGGTCGACAACGAGAATCAGCCAAAAACTCCAGCCAGATCGCGCGCAAGGAACGTCGATTTCAAACATGACTATCAGTCTGATAGATAAGAACGAAGAAATTTCTCGTCTCATCAGCCCTGGATTTGAGCTTGAGGAAATCATCGGACGCGATTGCGTTGTGTCCGTGGGGTTTCTTGAAACATCATATCCAGAAGACTATGACGTCATTTTTCGTGGCATTATTTCCGACGTCGATGCGGGCGCGGGATACGTCAATCTATTGCTGTCGAGCGCGGACGAA